CTGACGCGCCTCAGTCATGCCAGAGGATTCGCCAGGCATTTCCACGAGTGCTAGGGGTGATTTAGTTGCCATTGCTTACCTCTTAACCGCCTGGGGGTCCGAATAAACCTTCGCCTGAATCGCTGCCTTGATCGCCTTGAGTGTAAGGCGCCACGCCTGCGCCACCAAAGCTTGCTGGCAAGTCACCCATGCCCACAACATCAAGTCCAGCTTGGCGAGTCAGCGCATCCAATTGTTCTTGCGTTAATCCGCTGCCGCCTACGCCACCAAGATTTTGCGCGCCAAATACGCTCTTCAAAGCATTTAATGCACGATCGCCAGCACCGCCGCCAGCAGGGAACATTGCGCCGACCAACGATCCCAAGCCAGCAATCTGAGACATGACAGACGGACCGTAAACCGATGCAGGACCCTTGTAAGTCTCAGTCGTTGTGGTTGGGTAGTTGTAGCCACGCAGTATCTGAGCCACATTGGCAGCACGGGTCAAAGGCGCCTCAATCTTGGATTGGTCGTATGCCAAGTCCTGCTCACCAAAACCTGCAAGTGCTTTAAGTGCATTTTGCGATGCTGTGGCCTCAGTGCCCCCGATATTGCCTAATGCCGATGCCGCGCCTGTTAAGTTTGCTTGCTGTCTCAATGCAGCATCAAGCGCAGTTTTATAGCCTGCAGAACGCAATTCTGATTCTTGGCGATTAGCTGCTGCGCCATAATCTGCTAAGGCTTGACCGCCAAGCGTGCCGGCACGACTGCTGCCAAATTGACCTGAGCCAATCCCAATAGCCTTAAGTCCTGGTAATACGCTGCGTTGTAAGTTGACATCCGACGCTTCGCGCATGGCGTCAATGACATTTTTTTGGAAGGGATCGTAAAACGCTTGCAGCGTGTCAGAAAAGACGGGCTTGCCATCTTTGTCATAACTGACGCCAATCGGCGATGCTGCTAATTTGCCTGCGGATGTGGCCGCATCTAAAGCCGTTTTATAGCGGCCCAAATCGCTAAGGCCTGGCATTTCCTTGGCCTCATAAGGCTTGCCAGTGGTGGGATCAATACCACCAACTAGGTTGGCGTAGTAATCAGGCCTGCTAGCAATAAGTTCCTCGCCCGTTTTCGGAGTAAACGATGCTGGCGTTGTGATGTTGCCTGCAGCATCTTTAACCGCTGGGGTGGTGGTGCCAAGCGCACTGGTACCTGCTTGAGCCAGTTTGGTCAGGTAGTCGGTGAGATAGCCAGGCGCCTGTTGTGCAGTGGTACGCGAGGTGTCAACATTCGGTGGCGCAATGCCTTCAAATAATCCGGCCATGATTACTTACCCTTTTTGAGGTAGTCGAGTGGAGACTTATGCGCTGGGGGTGGCAGGTCCTTTTCCTTGGTGGACCTGGCCCGTGCGCGGATCTCATGCATCATCTTGTAGAGTTTATCGGTTCCTGCCTTCGTTGAGCCATTTCCGAGTGCTGAAACCACATCGGCTGGGAAAACAAACTCACCATCAGCTAGCCATGCAGGAATGTCATCGGACTGACCATCACCATCACCAGCCACATGCTTGCCATCGCGGAAGTCTTCGCGTGAGCCACCAGCACGGAACATAAACTGAGGGTTCATGGCACCGCCGGTGGCTTTTAAGGGTTCGACATAGCCACCTTCAGCGTACCCGCGATTAGTCAGTCCCAGGATGTCATCGATCGATGTTTCCTGGCCATAAGTGTAGGTGGGCGTCTCAGGTTGCGGTTGTGGCAAACCCAATCGTTGTGATAGCACGGCTGCGAGCATAGGGTCAATCGAGTTCATCTCTTCAATCCTTTGTTTCATGGCTGCCAGAGGATCAATCTGTCTTTCTTGCAGCACTTTTGATTCAAGCATCTTGCCTTGCAAGCGTGCAATCTCTGGTCCTGTGATGGGGCCTGCCTGTGGCGATGCTGGCACTCCAGCCCTTGGCGTGGTAGTTGATGGTGGTGTCGTAACCACGGGTGGGGGCGGTGGCGGCGGTGGTGGTGGTGGTGGTGGAGGAGGTGGAGGAGGTGGCGTCCCACTAATGCCAGAAAAGCCGCTGACGCCTGAGACGCCAGAAATAGTGCTTATGCCCGAGACGCCCGAGACGCCCGAGACGCCTGAGATGCCGCTGATACCTGAGATGCCAGAGATGCCAGAGATGCCGCTTACCCCAGATACGCCACTGACGCCTGATACGCCACTAATTCCAGATACCCCTGAAACACCAGAAACACCTGATACCCCAGACACCCCGGATACTCCAGAAACTCCAGAAACTCCAGAAACTCCAGATACTCCTGAAGTGCCAGACTTTTCCGTGCCAGACACGCCTGACAATCCTGACACTCCAGACACGCCTGAAATACCAGACTTTTCCGTACCAGATGTACCTGACAACCCTGATTTGCCATCACCTGATACGCCTGACAATCCAGGCTTTTCACCTTGCTGCGTGCCAAGCGTAATGTCAGTGGCTAATGGTTGATCGGTGCCACCTCCACCACCTGGAGTACCACCACCAGGTTCGCCGCCCCCTCCATCACCACCCCCTGGCGCATTGCCACCAAGGGCTGCTTGTGCTGCGGCCAATTGTGCTGCTGCAGTGATGTCGTCTTGGACGGAAGTTGATGCTGCCGTTTGTGCTTCAGTTACCTGACGGTTAACCTCAGCAAGCATTCGAGTGATTTCATCGCGAGCATCATCTGGCAACTCAGGATCATCAAGGATAATTTCAATCTGATCTCTCAGGCCGCTTAACTGATCAAAGCCAAGCACAGCAATATCGCCAACGCCACCACTGGCACCACCAAATAAGGCTTGGTAAGCCGCATCAGGGTCTTCAGTGCCAAGACCGAGAATGCCGCCCAATGTCCTTAGCGTATCTTGTGCTGCTGGCGTTGAAGCTGTGATGTCAGTGCCTGCGCCACTTACAAGGCCCTGATTATTTGTTATAACTTCATCTGAAGGCGCCCCAAACATGCCAGTCAAAATATCAGTTGCTTGCTGCGAGTCAAAAATGCCGTTTGTCACCATCCAGTCGTGGATTTGCTCTATTGAATACCCAGAATTTCTAAATAATTGAACCGCGTCAGATAAAGTGGCAGGCTCTTTATTTGTAAACAATTGATTCATTGAAGACACCTGATTAGGGTCTCCAGCGCCGCCAGTGATTGTGTCATTGCCACTAGCGCCGATCGTTGTATCGCTGACATTTATCGTGCTTCCTGGACCCTCCCGATAAAGATATGGGTCAAATATGCTGCCACCAACGCCTTGGCCTGTAATGCGAGGATCAATTGCACTTGCAGCCTCAAAGGCTTCATCAACTGACGCGCCTGCTTGTATGGCGCGCGTATATGCGTCGGCTGCCAACGATGAATTGTCTGTTGGCTTAGGCACATTTGTGAGCTTGTTAGCCGCATTGCCAAACCCTGCAAGTGAACTCATCATGCCGTTAACATCGCCGCGCTCAAATGCCTGAACTAGCCTTGCACCTTGTGCGGCAAGCCTTGCTTCAGGACTATTTGTTAACTGGGCACCAGCCATGGCAGCGGCTGCATAATCGCCTCTGTTAAGTGCTTCAACAACTCTTGCGGCATTTACGGCGTCACCTACTTTAACGCCGCCAATGTCCATGCCAGCAATCTCTCTTCCGTAACTCGTACCCATCAACGATGTCGCAATCGCCAAGGGATTTTTGCTGTCAATCGCTTTATACAGATTTGCTGCTTGTTGTACTTCCGTAAATCCACCGACGCCTGCGACAGAGGCAACAGCGCCAGCTATATCGCCCTTTTGGGCTGCTCGCGCTGCAGTGTAAATTTGAGCAGGAACTTGCCACGGACCTGGAACCATAGCAAGCATGGACGCAACCATATCGACTGGCTCAAGACCAGTGATTTTGGTGCCCGTATAGCGTTTTGCATCACCAACAGGAACTAGATCATTGCCTTCGGCCCGATAAAGCTGGGACATTCGAGCGCGAGGGCCTGCAACATCCTTAGCCTCGCCCGTGGCCCCAGATAGCAAGAAAAACGCATTGCCTGATGCAATATCTTGGGGCGTAATTTGATCTGCAGTTACTTGTTGTAATTGCCCGTTGACCAGCTTAAAAGCATTTGCGCTGGCATCAGTATGCCCTTGGACTGCATTGGCAATAATTGGATTTTGTTGCAACAAATAATCTAAAGCAGTCGCTGGGACTGATCTCGTCTCTGCGGCAGTTCCCTCGCCACCCGTGTCAGTGACTTGTACAGTGCCAAAGGGTGTACTCGGATCAGCTTGAGAAAGGCTTCCAAACCCACTGGTAAGCACCCTGCCAGGCCTAAATAGCTCTGGAAAAATCTGGTCGTAAGACTTGCCAGTTGCGCGCTCAATATCTTCTTGAGATACGCCCCACTTTTTAGCTTCAGCAAGAGCCGCAACTTCGGTTGGATTGTTAGCCAAATAATTCAGAATGTTCTGATTCATGGCCTCAAGGCCGATGCCACCCTGACCAATTGCAGAACGATAAGCGGTTGATCCAATAGGCGCTAAGTTTCCCGTACCTGAAGGCGTTAGGCTTACATCAGCGGTTGGTGTCAGTTGATTTGATGCCACACTAAGTGGTGATGCTGCAGTTGGCAGTGCGCCAGTTGCTGGCGCTGTACTCGTTGTCGGTAATGCGCCAGGGTAGTATTGAGCAAGTGACTTGCCTGTAGCCCTTTGAATGTCTTCATCCGATACGCCGAACTGCGACATGGCAGCACGCGTGGCTTCTTCCGTGGGCGTACCCGCAAAAAACTTGCGAATGTTCTCATTCATGGCATCTAAGCCAATGCCACCTTCACCCGTTGCATATTGATAGGCGGTTGATGTGCTCATTGACCTGGCCTCGAGTTCACAGCATTGACCACTGCGGTTGCCCAGTCATACCACTCCTCAAAACCATAAGGCTCAGGAATCGCTTCATTGGCAAAAATATCGATCGCTTTAAGGCCGGCAGCCCATGACTGCCACTCGACATCAGGCCCAGGAATTTGCAGTTGCTGGCCAGCATAAGCCTCGCACATAAGCGATGCCCATGAGTCAAAGGTGTGATACCTGGGGTCATAAACCAGTGCGATCGTCATACGGTGTACCCCCGCACATCGCCAAAGTCTGCATCCACAATCACTTTGCCTGTTTGGTAATCGCCATCGACTTGATTGGATACGAATTTTAAGCGCAATAAACGGCGCTGCTCTTTCATGTCAATCTTGCTTGTGCCAGGCGCAAAGGTATAGGGTCCTGTCACTTGATCGGGCTGGTCTGGATAGGGCCTGCCAACGATGTAAAGGTCTAAATCACCGACCTGAATAAAGTTGGGTTCGACACGCTCAATCCGCGTCCATTTGTTTTCACCGACCGGGGAAAAGGTTGCCGGACCACCAGCAATCACGCCCAAGTCTGAAGTCGTAAATGAGCTTTCAATGGCCAGTACATTGGTGCCTTGCACAAGGTTTTTGCCAATCTCATGCTGCCATAAAGACACAAGCTGCATGAGCGTATCAACCGTGATTTCAAAATCTATGCCGACACCATCAAGCGTTGCAGTCAGCGTATCGCCCACCGTGTAGCCTGAACCACGATTGTTGATGATGACTGATACCACCACGCCATTAACGACTTCCATCGTTGCGGTGGCGCCCGTTCCCGTGCCACCTGTTAGCGTTTGATATGAATAGGTGTCATCAGCATAGCCGCTGCCAGCATCGGTAATGCTTACCTGATTGATGGCATCTGCCGTATTGATCTCATAACCCGCCTCCACTGGGAAGCGGAAGACCTGAGAGAAGTAGCCAGCAGAGCGTTGCGAACCCAAAGCTTCGCCCGTGTCATACCAAGTCCCCTCTCGAACATTGAAGATCACGCAATCAGTGCATTCAGTAGCATCGCCTCGAGGGTAGAACCACCACACCTCACCAAACCTGGGAACCTTGCATGCCCACACCTTTTGACGCTGGGTGTAGTTCAAGTTGTCGAAGAAATAGTTTTGGTTCATCGGGTTGGGAATTTCTTTGACCACCCCGTTGTAGAGCATGAATCGATCAACGCCCACCCAGTAATAAATACCGTCGTACTCAATGACTGCTGAAGACGACATGAACGATGATTGACTTGTGATGATGTCGTAACGCCAGTAAGTCGTAGCGGCAAAATTTGCCGTGCCAGGAACGCCCAGTGATTGCGGCGCATAAGACACGCGAATCAGGCTATCCAAGGACCAAAATAGGCCGCTAGGCGCGTTAGAACCGCCTCGGACTGGTAAGCCTTGCAAGATCTTGCCCGTGGCCGCATTGACCTGATTGGCGTCTGCTGAGACCCAATCATCAATGTCACCTGCCGAGCAATTCCAAATCAGGCCATCATTGCCATAAACAAAAACATACGGATGCAATGAGACGACACCGCCTGAAATGGATACTTCATTGTCAAAGGTCAGTGTCGTCGTGCTTGAAGCTGTTGCATTGGCACTCAATGTGACTGTCGTTGCGACGACAGAAACCACGGTTGTACCGGCAGGAATGCCATAGCCTTTGACGACTTGCCCTGCGGCAATTTTAGGATCAAGTGCTGCAAGCGTGACGGTGGCAGATCCACTTGTAACCACGCAACTATCAACCGCAAAAAGGCCTGCAGCCCATAAGGTCGTGCCCGTTAAAGGGCCGCATAAAAGCCTAGTATTGATTTCTGAGTCAATGCTGTCTAAGTCTTGCGAAGGATGCGCTACAAGCAGATTGGTTTGATAACTGACCGTGTCAGTAAAAGTATCAAACTGCCATGAATTCATGTCTGATGCAACAAACGGCGAATCAATCGTTGAGACTTGCAAGACTAGGCCCGAGCCACCACCACTTCCCAGGCTTGCATCAGTTGCGGTTAACAAGTCGCCTGCCACAAACCTAACGCCGCCACCTGTAATTGTGGCCGCGGTGATGACACCCGCTGTCACTGTAATTGTGGCCACAGCACCCAGGCCAGTACCCGAGGTGCTATAAATCAAAGGCACATTGGTATAAGTTGCACTTGCATAGCCCGTGCCACCATCCACAATGCTTAAAGCAGTGACCGGGCCGCCAAAGCTAAAGTCTGTAACGCCAGAACCCACGCCAGTATTGCTGATGGGCACAACTTGCAAGCCATCGCTATAGCCACTATAGACATTGTTGTACTGATTCCTTACCACTACAAAAACGCCCCGTGAGGGGCCTGCAAGGTTATTAACGATCTCTCGATAACCACCCATCTTTCGTGGTCGCGCTAAGCCACCCCCAAACTTTTGGAAGCGCACCCAGCGGCCATCGGTATAGAACTCCTTATCAAAGATCGTGCCGTCCCTTTGAATGCCAGGCTTGGTATCAAGCGCAAAGACCTTATTGGTCATTAGAAGGTGCCCCCACTAACACCGCCCGTAAAGTTGCCTGTACCTGTGACATCGACGCCATTCGCATTGACATCAACAATCTGAGTTCCCAGCACTGAAATACCAAAACGCCCTGCGCCAGGCCTGTAAATGCCCGTATTGGTCTCAGATCCAAAGTTAAGTGATGGGCTGCCAGCAGAACCGTTAACAAGGCTAAACGAGGTGCCGCCTGCTTGCGTGGTATTAGCGTTAAAAATGTTTGTGCCATCGCAAAAAAGCGATGCCTGACCTGATGCGGGAACCGTGGCCGTATTGGCACCTACAGCGCCCGTTGAAATGGTTAGCGTAAAACCACCGGCCGTAGTTTGATTGCTGATGATATAAAAATTAGTAACGGGCGGGACAATGATCGTGACATCATTGCTTAAGACGCCGTTATAAATTTGTATGACATTGGCAGCTTCGTTGGCTGTCAGCGTGTAGGTTCCATTTGTGACTGTTTTGGTCAGTACGCCAAACTCAAACTGCGTGCTGACGCCATAACCGATCGTGACAAAGGCCGTTCCCGTTGAAACAATAAAGGCCGACTCGCTGGGCTGGAAGGCTTTGGTTAAAGCGCCATCAATCAATTGTGAGCCTGGCGCATCCAGGGTAAGCGTGCCCGTGCCATTGTTCTTGATGAGCATGAACCAGCTATCACCCACCGTTACCGCTGAAGGCAAAGTCACCGTTGTAGCGCCACCACCCCATACATAAGTCTTAGCGCGATCGCCATCAACAAAGGATTGGCTTGCGACAATTGAAACCACAGGATGGCTTTGATTAAGCGTCAGTCCCGAAGCCAAAAGGCCAGCACCAGCAAGCGTGGCCGCATCAGCACTTGAGGTCCCAGCACCAAATTCAAAGTTGGACCATGAGCCTGCTTCAGTGCTGTTATTGGTCAGGTAAATGTAGCGTGATGTGCCTGATGCGATGGCAACGATCGTGCCTGTGCCGTCATAAGTCTTAACGGTAAAGGTATGAGCGCCCGTGTTTTTAATGAGCGCGTCTTGACCCACTGAGACTTGATCAGCAGCAGGCATGCGCAACTCAAGGCCGGCACTGGAGGCTGACACATCCATAATGCGTGCTGCCGGGGTGTCGGTACTGAGGTTGCCATTGATAGGCCACACCAACTGCAAGTTGGCAGTCAGTGTGATGGATTCATACGAGACATCCGTAGGCTGGACGACATCGCCAGTGAAGGGACTGGTATAGCTCATGATTAACTATCCGCGGCAATGGCCTGGCGATCAGCGATACGCAGCTTATCCTCGGCCATGAGGGTTTGCATGATGGCGTCATACTGCGCTTGCCACACGGGAGTGCGCTCGTCATTCTTCAAAAACGGCATGGCTTGTAAGAGCGACCCATAAAGCAATGCTTGCGGCGCGTAAACCGTAAACCAATTGGTTTGATTCGTGATGTCTAACGGCGCGACACGCTCGTAATAAAGCACTTCAAAGTTGTAGGCGATCGTTGGCGTCGGCGCTACGAACCAGTGCGTGTAATCGTAATCACAATAAAACTTTGGCACCCCAGTCAGCGTCGGATCAGGCCAATACTCACGCAAGTATTCATACTTTCGTAGCAGGACAGGGTAACGCTTGCCTGCCACTGTGATGTTCATGGACACGGTTTTGTGCCAGCGCGCAGGCTTGTCAATGACTGGGTTTGCCGCGTTCATCGCGCTGTTTTGCACGGTCAGATTGCCAAGAAACTTGATCTGGCTGGCAATGACTTGTTCAGCAAGTCCAATAAAGGTAGGAATACGAGCCACGGTCTCGGCGTCGGTGCGCTCCAGGTACTGCTGGATGTCCGTCACCAGGTTGTTGTAGGTCATTGCGTAGGCCATTACCACACCTTCTTCTTGATCGATTCGGGCTGGGGCA